ATGTCGCGGAATTCTTGGCTGCCGATTTCCTCGAAAGCCGCGAGATTGCCCTTTGAATGAACCCGTTCCCTTTCACTTGCTCGGACCATACGCGGGTTTTATGATCCGACAATGGGACGTGGTTTGCAAAAACGCGCCAACGTCCCTCAAAAGGTCATGCCGAGCCTTACTTTTCTTGGAATCCCTGAAGAGGATGGGGAGTCGTTCGTGTCTGTCCGGAGCGTTTCGCGCTCTTCAGGCCTGCACGTGCAGACAATCCGGAAGCACATTCACGGGGGGAAGATCGAAGCTTTTCGCTTCGATAGGAAATTCTTAATCCCTGCCGTTGAGGCAAGGGACTTTCTCACTTTTCACTGTCGAGGAACGACAAACCGTTGACCGCCGACGCGCCATCATCTTCGAGTTGAACCGCAAGGCCTGTCAAAAGCGCCGTCACACCGTCAATCCGCTTTGTCGCCGCACCCTTCACGTCGTTTGATTTCGCCTTGTCCGGCTTCAGGTTCCCGGCCGAATCCGTGACCGTCACGACGTTGTCGACGCACCATGACATCACCGGGTTCCCGTCGTGCGCAACCCTCTTCTCAGCGATCATGCACTCAAGTTCTTTGCACGGCCGGTTCATTGTGGCGAACCCCTGGCGGACGTTCACAACGTCGATGCCTTCCTCCAAAAGCTTGGGGCCGACCCCGGCCGAATTCCACGGATCGATGCCCAATGACTCCACATCGAAAAGCTCCTGCTGTGCGTGGATGTCGGCGATCAGGAAGTCGTAATTCATGGTCGACCCCGGGCATGCCGTGATCCACCCTTTCTGTTCCCGCTCGTCGAACGGGACCTTGTCTTGCACGCACCGAGCTTGCAGGGTGTCCGCTGGCATGAAGAACCGAGGCCACACAAACGGCGTCTCGTCATCGTCCGTCGGGTGGAAGATCCACGCAACACACGTCAAATCCTTGTGCGCTGCGAGATCTACGCCAAGCGTTGCCCGGCGGCCGTCAAAAGACTTCGGCTCCCAGGCCGGGCGCGCCAGCTTTTCCCAGGCCGCGACATCAAGCCATCTGTTCGCCGCCCTTATCCACACGTTCAAATGGAACTGGTGGAACGCGTTTTTCTCTGAAGGAAGCTTCGTTGCAAGCTTCGCTTTGTCTTCCATGAATCGGACCTTCTTCGAGACTCCGAGCAACGGGTTTGCCTTGGCCCAGGCCTTCGGCTTTGTCCATCGGTTCCGCTCAAGGTCCTCTTTGTCGATCCCGGCGCAAAACCCAAAGTACGTGTCGTCGTCATAGCTTTTTTGCGTAAGTATCCGCTCAACGTGTGATCGCTGCTCATAGCAGACCCCGTGGACGTTGTTTCCGGCCGTCGTTATCACCATGATTAACGGTTGAGACCTCGCCCCCATGCCTTCCTCGATGACCGTCCAAAGGCCCTTGTTTTTCCAGGCGTGCAACTCGTCGAAGATCGCGAAGTGCGGGTTCAATCCGTCCTGGGTGTCGCTGTCCGACCCGAGAGGCCGAAAGGTCGAGGCGCTGTCCCTGTGGATTATGTTCTTCGTCCTGTAGGTGAGGTGCGACTTGACGCTTTGGGAGCGTGTCGACATTTCCTTGGCTGCCCGCCAGACAATGCGCGCCTGATCCTCCTTTGTAGCCACGGAATAAACCTGCGCGCCGCCCTCCTGGTCGGCCATCAGGAACCAAAGCGCAGCACCGCCAGCAAGCGTGCTCTTGCCGTTCTTCCTGGGAAGCTCGACGTATGCGACCCGGAACCGGCGTAAGCCGTCCGATTTCCTTTTCCAGCCGACCATTGACCCTAGGATGAACTTTTGAGACTGGTGCAAAAGTAAAGGTTTCCCGGCGTGTTCGCCTTCAAACTGACGGAGGAAGGAAAGGAACTTGAAGCAGGCGGCCGCTGTCACGCCGTCAAAGTAAATATCGTCTCTCTTGAGGTCGTCGAGGTGTCTTTGGCAAGCCGCTTTGACGAGCCTGCAAGCCGGAACCTTGTTCCGGACTACCTGCCGCGCGTAGGCCTCGACCTCAGCGCCGAATTCTACGCGCTTCCCCATGTCCCGGTGATGATCGTTTTCAATTCGCCTTCCTCGCCTGGGAGTTCCGGAGCGGCCACACCTGCCGGGATGTGCTCTTCTCCAAGGCGGGTCCGCGAAACAGGCGTCAGGCCGTATTCGCACGCAGCCTTCGCCAAATACATTCGCGCCCGGTTCATCATGGCGACTTCCGGACGCGGTTTGATTGTGACTGAGCCATCACGGCCCCTGCTTTCGTAGGTCACGCCGTGCTTGCCGATTTTCGCCGAAAGCGTCAGATACTCGTCTCTGGTTCTGGCGATTGTCTCGATCATAAGTTCGTCGAGCCGGTCGAGCGTCCCCGCCTTCTCCAACTGATCGACCAATTCTTTCCAAAAACGCTGCGCGCGCTTCGGTAGATTTCGAGGCATCGGCGGCCGCTTGCCCGCCGACGGCTCCCACTTGTTCAACGGTCGCTTGCCCGGGTTCCCCTCAAGCTTTTTCTGCGCCGTCGTCTTTGGTTTTCTCCCTCTCATGGTCGAGTCTTTACACCGGAAAGGCCCCGGACACAATGCCCGAGGCCTTCGCCGTTGATTCATGGTTTCAAATCCCTGCCATCGCTTTCGCGATTTTTAGAGCATCGGGGACACTTATTTTTCTCCCGCGTTTCCACTCCTGAACCGCACGTGTTGAGAGCCCGGTTTTTTCTGCCACTCGCCAAGGCTTCCCAAGCTCACCCTCAACGACCCGGAACACCTCGATTTGCGTTTCTCGCCGGGATGCCCCAATGGGAACGAAATCATGCCCCAAGCAATGAACCCATGATCCGTCCGCCATGAGGCAAACAAACCCAGGATTCATTGCGGCCATAGGCACGGCACCGGCTGGCAGTTGAAAGCCGCCGAATATGTAGCCCCTCAGTATCGAAATTTCTATCGGTTCCATCATCCTACAGAGTTAAAAGTGCACCACGGACAATCAATCGCGTCCCCGATCTGAACTGGCTTGGTTTTTCTGATCGGCCTCTCGTGGCAATGACCGCACGCGCCCTTGACCCAAAGCGCCTTGCCGTGTGGCTCGGTCGAGCTTTGGATTGGCTTGACGCGGACAACCGTTGTCATCACCTTTTTCGGTTTTGCTTTCTTTTTCATTTCCTGTTGAGTCTTGCACGGCCGATGATCGGCCCCTTGATCCCTTGCTCCCGCTGCTCCTTTGACACGTCCTGAAACACCCAATGATCGTTGCCGTATTCATCGGCCCCGCCCTTCATCGGAATGAACTTCAAGTTGATGAAGATTCCCGTTTTGCCACGGTGCAAAAGGTCCTTGCTGATGTCTTTTGTTCGGATGGATGCCTGTTTCATTTCTCGCCTTTCTTCGCAAGTGCAACAATGCGGCGCGGGTCGATCCGTTCACCTGTCAACGAGTCCAACACGTACCAAAAACCCCCTTTGCTCCCGACCCGCGCGACAACCCGTTTCCCGTCTGAAAGAATCAAAATCAACAGGTCGCTTGGATTAACCCTAGGAATCATTTCTATTTCAAAAGCACGATATGTAACGCCTTCAAAGTCGTCGACCGGCTGCTTTTTGTTCAAGACTTCCATGACATACACGGGGACTTGCTGCGCCTCGTGAGTCATTCCAGACCTTGTCTGACGCGGAAGCGGCCTTCCGTTCAACGTGACAAGGTTCACAATGATTCCGTCGTCAGTCACAAACTTTTCGAGATCATAAAAGCCTGGGAGTTCCGGCACGTCAGACAGGCGTCGTATTTTTTTTGTGCCTCTCATTTCTTCGCCTTTTGTTCAAGCCTGCGTTCGAGTTCCTGCCGGTCGCTGATAAGCAATTCCGCGAGGTCGATGATTTTATGGCTTGGCATGGACTCAGACAATCGGACGGCCTGCTCCATGCCCCACTTGGCAATCTCCGCTCTGGCTTCGGCGGCCCAGTCAGGGAGCTGAATGGCGTCTTGCTTTTGTTCGGGCGCGTTCGATGGCCTCCATCCTTCGTTGGCCTGCTCCATTTGATCCGGTTTGCGTGCGCACCAGCCATGCACTGCTACAAGCGGGGCATTATCCGGAGTGGTCAAACTGTAGAATTCCTCCCCATTTCTTTCCCACACGTACTTCCATTCACCGCAAGCCCCTGAAAGGAAAACCTTCATCCCTTCCGGAGGCCATGTCGATTTGTCCCTGATGTCAAGCGGCGTCCATTTTTTGTTCGATTCGTTTTTCATTTTAGTTTCCTGTCCATGGGTTCACGTAGCGCCATTCCTTGATGTCCTCCACGTCTATTTCTGTCATTCCGCACCCTGAAAAAATCTTGGGTCCGACTCTCGTAAATTTACCGCTCTCGCCAATTCGGTCTCGGATTTGGATTGCGGCGCAAGGCTCAGGCCACGTCCGCACAAGGCATGGGTTAAGCTTCACCCACTCTTCATCCCAAGGCGTGTCCCGTGATATTTTCGTTGTCATAGGATTTCTTCAATTTTGCGAAATTTTCGCGAACAG